GAACTTCAAGTCTTATGATGAGTTGAAGAAGAAACTCAATGAGGTTTTATCTGGTGATTCTTTTGCTAGCAAGTCTGCTGCACAGATCGCTGAAGATGAAGATCGTCCTGTAGCACAAGCACCTAAGATTGCTTCTAAACCAGCACCTAAGATGCCTGAAGTGAACGATGATGATGACGATGTTATGTCATACTTCGAGAAGATTGCTAAAGAAGATTAATCTTTAGAGTAGTAAAAGAAAGGGATCCTGTTGGATCCCTTTTTTGTTTTAGATAAACTTAGTTCGTAGCCAAGTTGATACGGATGATTCTTGATTCCTAATTTGAGGTTTCATTACGTTGGTAGTTTTACTTTGAGTATTAACTGGAGCATTGACAATAGTAGTACTGCCACCGCCACCACTTGTTCTTGCTAATGCAGCATCTGCATTATTTTTAGAAGCATTGGTCACTGTATTGGCATCTTGTGGAGCCACTGTATCAAGCCTTCTTGGATCATTTGCAGCAAATTGAGAAGATCCTTGTCCACCCTTAGCATCACTATTACCACCAGCTATTGGTTTAGCAGAGTCTCCTGCTTTTTGTTCAGTATCTGAACCTTTAAATGGATACCATGGACCAATCTTTAATGGATCATCTTTAAATGGAATCTTAATTTCGACTCCAGGAATTTTAAAGTCTTTAAAGAATCCAATAACTTTTGATGCCATATCGCTAAACATTTTAGTGACTGGAGCGAATGCATTAGCCAGTGGTTGTATAATATACAAATCAATGTTGTCAGCAATCTTTTGTGGAATACCACCAAGAGATTCATTTAACCATGTCCATGCTTTAGACATTGGATCAAACACCAATGCTTTTAAGTCCAGTTTATCAAATGCTTCTTGTAGTGTTCTGATTGGATGAAAGATCTTATCCATTAGAGAAGCAAACAAGTCAGAGAATGTGAATGAATCTAAGAATTTCTCTGCGTCATCGAAACCAATTGCACCTAAAATCCAAGAGATACCATCTTTGATCAAATCAAAGAATGACATGAACACACCATTGATTAGTCCAGTGATACCACCTTGGATAGCACCCAATGGACCATCTTTCTCATATCCTTCAATAGCACCAGTAACAAAATCAAATATGCCCATAATAATTTGTATAGGCACAAATATTTTAGATACTAATTTCTTCACAACATCAAATACAACTGATAATTTACTGAAGTACTGACCAATTCCACCAAAGAATTCTTTAATACCATTAATAATTTTCATCACAACACCATCACCACTTAATGCAGAGAAAGCCTCTTTGAATGGTGCAACAAATTTGCCAACAACATCACTAATGAATGTGCCGATACTTTTTAGTATCTGTCCGATTTTAGAATCTTCAAAGAAAGAGAAATACTTTTTAAACTTAGTTACAGATTCTTCAAAAAACCCAGCAACTGCACTACCGATTTTTGTAATTTTACTTTTAATAGTATCAATCACACCTTCAACAAAGGATACTATATTTTTAAATTTCTGCTGCATTTTTGCGGAAAGATCATCTAATCCTAACCACTTACCAAGTTTTGATTCAGTAAAACTTTTAAATATTTTTCCAATTCCTTCAACACCATCTTTTAAAAGTTTAGCGAAGAACTTCATAGTTTGAATTTGAGCACTAAACAAACCAGCGATCGTACCAAGTGCGCCAGCAAGGATTAGTCCCCATTTACTGATAGAGGCTAGCCAGTTACCGTCTTTCTTGTCTTTTTTCTTATCGTCTTTTTTGTCACCAGAGCTACGAGTGTTTTCTTCAATTTTACTTAATAATCCTGTTTGAAGATCTCGTGCTCTATTACCTTCAACTTCATTTTCTAAACCTTTGCCACCACCAGAGTCTGGCAAGCCAGCTGGTCCACTCATAATTGCTTTAGTATTGAACTGAACTGCAGTCACTAACTTTCTTATACCAGATGTTAAGTCTTGTAAAGAACTGATTAGTTCTCCTGCTAGGTTACCCATTCCACCACCTGCACCTGACCCACCACCTCCACCGTAGGATGATATTGGTCTGCTCCCTGATTGAGCCAGCTGGTTAGATTGTTTTTGAAGTACGAGTTCCATTTATCTGCTCTCTAATCTTTTCTTTTCTTCTTCTAAGTATTCTTTTAACATGAAGACATAGACTTCTCGTTCAAATGGTAACATATTATCAATATCAGTTAATGCATACTTGTGATATTGCATTAAAGCAAAATTCATTTTATAATGATCAACTAAAGTGTCATGACAAAGGTTTATTAAAAAAAACTTTCCATGCCCTCCAAGACAACTGTATGTGCCTTGTTACATACTGGACAATTATAATTAATAGTATGAGTCATCTTTGGCATCGTGTCAAAGAAACTTTGTATCTTAGCAAACTGCTCAGATGTTAAGTTATTAATAAAATCCATTAACTCTTTTTCTGTTTGTTCTGACGAATGATATAGTTGTTCATTATCATAGATGTAGTCGATAGAAGAAGCGATCAATTTAAACGTATCATCTGTAGAAACATTACCACTTTGTAGTTTTCTAATATCATCAATATTAGGATATTTCATAACTACACCGACTTCGTCAAACAAAGAGATCTTAGAAGTATGTCCTTCTTTTTCTTGGACTTTAATCTCAGATAAATCTACTGTATGGCTAACTTTAGCCTTTGCGTTATCTTCTCCGTGATCTTCATCACAAGATAAAACAATATCAACAGTCTCACCAACTGACTTCGATCTTAGCTGTGTAAAGATATATTCAATATCAAAAATCGCCAATTTACTAAAATCAATAGGTTCTGTAATACAAGATTTGATAACTTCTTTTAAAGTATCAATCATAATCTTTTGATCTGCGCTTTGTTGTGCAATCAAAAGAGTTTTCTGATCCTTAACTAAAAATGGTCTGTACTTAACAGATTGTTTAGTTGAAGGAATCACCAAATTATAAATTGGTGTACTATTCATTGGTAAAGCCATAATTATTCTCCTTTAGACATATTCTTAATTAACTTATTCAACTCAGCAGTGCTACCAGTAAAGATAACATTGTTATTCGTCACTTCTTTTCTAGATCCCTCTTTAGGTGTATCCAGTTTTTGCTTCTGTTGATGTAGATCTAGTAACTGTTGGTTTATATCAGCCAACTGTTTCATTAGATTTCCAACAACCTCAAATGCTCTTGGATGCTCAGACTGCATAGCCACATCAAGCGACTTCTGTAGTGCTTCCTGTCCCTGTTGCAATAAAATACGAAGATTACCTCGAGTTATATCGAAGTCATCTTGAATTTTATTATTCGATGGAGAGATAACCTCACCATCTTTTGTTATCACTTCAGTCTGCGCCATTGGTTGTATCCCAAACTCGGCAGATAATGTCTCATCAATCTTCATTCGCAATCCTTAATGATGTATTTATTAGAACTTCAATAATCCTGGAAGTTTTGTAACTCCATATGACATAACAGAACCAGTTAAGAAATTGCCTGCCTGTGTTCCGATAGCTTTGTTTAATGTTTCTTGGAAGCCAGTAAAGTTTTTAGTGAACTTATCCATTAATGACATGGAAACTTGTCCCTCACCAATAGGTGCTATAGGTGTAGCTGTCCAATATTTGTATTGCATATTAACTGTCAATTTCATCACATCTTTTGACGCATAATCTAATTGAATATTACCAATACCTTTAGGATAACATTCCCATAGAGTCATTTCATAGCGAGTTCTATCGTTAAGATCTTGAACATTAATAACCATATTTGAAATGTAGTTATTGTAGTAGTTATATGTTCGTGTCACTGGATTGGAAATAAGATTAATCCAGTCATCAAATAATGCTTTAACCTTCATGTCATTATCTACATAGAATGACATTGAAATATTATCATAAAGTTTTTCATAAGGGGTTTCTCTGAATTCTCCAAATGTTCTATTTTGAACAGTTGAATAATTCGCACCTGGAAGTTGTACTTGATCGCAAAACAATAATACTTTCTGTAGATCTGCTGGTAAAATTCCTGCAGGAGGACTGAACATAATAGCGTATCTATTAGTGCGAGCTAAACCACCACTTTTAACTTGAGATATAAATTGATTAATTGGTTTTGAATCAGGTGGTTTCCCACTGGTTTGCGATAAAAATGGTAAATTAAGTGGCATGTTAACCCCTTCTTATTTTCTTGATCGAATCCGACCAAATTTCTTGTTTACTTGCTCCGACAAATCGTTCAACTGGAAGCAACATAGCAGTTGCCCAATCATCAGCTGATATTTGTCTAAATTGTGTTTTTACATGACCAGTTAAATATTGTTTAACGCATGGTTGTGCTGCAGCAAATCTAGCAACACCATCTATAATTTGCCATGAATACTTTAGTCTAGTTGTTTCATCCATACGATTATTAGATTTAAACACCAATAAAGCATCGAGTAGTTTAATCCTTAAATGGTACGGAAGATAATGCATATTCAACCCCATAAATCCATCTGGAGTTCTGCTAAATGGAAAGACCAAAGGAAACCTATCATAGTATGGAAGATCCTTTTTACCCTTTGGATCATAGCCATACATGTATAGTCGTCCAGGCATTATTCTAGTCACTAACTCATCAGGATTGCCATTTAATACTTTCGCTGGAGTGAGTTGTTGCTTAGTTAGCAGAGTAACTTGTTGGTCGAACCATCCCTTAGACTTTCTGACGCTGGTCGCCAAGTCGTATTTATTTCGTTCGAAAACATCGAGCATTGTTGTTTTAGCCATACTCTTATTTAGGTGCTAGACCCAACTCGTGCTCGGTTATAATTTTGAATTCCCATCCCCTATCTTTTGAATATTCTGTCGCTGCATTCCATTTTGCTTGGTTTTTCATAAAAGTTAGAGATTCAGTTAAATATCTCTGAGTTTGTTTTCCTGGATACACAGGTGGCTTACATTGAGATGCAGGTTTAACTTCTACTAGGTAAGTTTTACCAACACTAGTCGTTATCTTAAAGTCTACAAAATAACGATGAATACGGTTATCCGTCGGACACTTATAGGGTATAACTGTCTCTTCTGAATTCCACTTTAATATACTGGGATTTTTATCGCACCAAGAAGCAAATCTGGTTTCCCAGCTAGACCTCATGATAATATTTGAAGGATCACCTGTATATTTTTCAGGAAATATTGGAACGAATCGTCTCTTATGGAACATAAATAAGTAATAGGATAAATAACCACCATTTATTTAGGTTAAGGGTAAAAAATGTCAAAAATAACAGATGCATACAATTCAGTCGTATCATCAGTAAAAACTGGGATCAGCGAGTGGAGTGTCCAACCTAATATGCAGGGTGGATTCACTAGGAGTAGTAGTACTGAACGTAAATCTGAGTACACCGTAAATAGTCATTCTTATCCTTCTGATCTTTTAGCTCAAGATGGTAGATATGGTTCTAACTATGTAATATTTTATATTAATGTAGCAGTCGATTCTAAACTAGCCAAGTCATTAACGGAAGCAGATTTTGTTGATGAAAAAACTCCGAGAGATCGTGGAGATCTTATTGCTCAGAATTTATCAAAGGGTAAATTATTCGCTGGTGCTGCAGCCTTAAATATTGGTGGTGCTGCTCTTGGACAATTTCTTGGTGTTGGTGGTGCTTCTGCTGCAGTTGCTGGATTAGCTACTGTTGGTGATGCAGCCACTGCAGACTTTGCTACTTCAGCTACACGTGCCCAAAGAAGATTGAAAACAGCTATTGCTTTACATGTACCAAACCAATTAAGTATCCGTTATGGTATGCAATGGTCTGAAGATGACACGGGTGCTCTTCAAATGGCTACTACTGCAGCAACTGAACTTGCAAATGCTGTAAAAAATAAAGATGCTAAAAATCTGTCTGAGCCAGCAAAGGCTATTATCACTAACCTTTCTTTATCGAAAGGTCCAAATGCTGGAGCTATTTCTGCAGCAACTGGTATGGCAGCAAACCCTAAGAAAGAACAAGTATTTAAAGGTGTTGACTTTAGAACATTTAGTTTTGACTATCAATTCTTCCCACGTGATGAGAAGGAAGCGCAAAACGTATTGAACATTATTCAAGAGTTCAAATACCATATGCATCCAGAATTTAAAGATAGTAATAATTTTATCTACATTTATCCTTCTGAGTTTGACATTATGTATTATCAGAATGGCGAAGAAAACTTAAACATCCATCGTCACACATCTTGTGTATTGACTGAAATGAATATTAATTATACACCAAACGGATCATTCACTACGTTTTCAAATGGTATGCCAACGCAAATTAATGTAACAATGTCATTTAGAGAACTTGCTCTTCTTACCAAAGATAAAATTAAGGATCATCTATAATGTACTTTAAAGAATTTCCAAAATTTATCTACGACTTTAAATACGGTAAAGAAACTAGAACATCTATTGTAACTGACATTACTCGAAATGTTCGTTTCCGTAAAGAAGTATTAGATAACATTTCTCTTTATGATGAATATGACATTATGGAAGGTGAGACACCAGAAATTATTGCAGAAAAAGTTTATGGTAACTCTATGTATCATTGGATTATTATGTTGGCTAATCAGCGTTATGATTATCTAACAGATTTCCCAATCACTGATCAAGGAGTTGAGAGAGCATCTGCTATAATGTATAATCCACCATTCACCCCACCATCAACTGCATTTTCATATGTTGGTAGAGATGTATCAGTTAATTTACCATACGCACATGGTATTCAAGTTTCTCCAATAACTACAGTTACTGTTTCTGGAACATCTGCGACAACTAATGCACCAAATGGAACATTCACGATAACTGCGGTAACTCCAACACAAATTACATTTAGAGTAACTACAGCACCGACTGGTACTATTAGTGGTACTAATATTAAGTTAATCACTTCTGGAAGAGAACGATATACTCACCACTGGGAAGTTCAACTGAGTGACTCTTCTAATGATTGGCATATAGTTAATTCAGATTATGTTGGTGCAACTGCTGTTTCTAATTTAGAGTATGAGTTTAGACAAAACAATAAAAAGAGAAGAATTAAACTAATTGCACCCGAAGTGGTTGCTGCTATTTTGAAACAATATAAAGAAGCGTTATAATGCAATCAACTGAAAAATTAAGATTTGCTGGTGATGTCAGCATAAACAAAGTGCAAATCATCACGTCACGTGGTGTGTATCAAGATATCACAGCGCAAGTTCTTACTCTTCAGTTTTATGAAGATATATTTTCTCCATTTTTAACTGGAAGTATTATCGTAAAAGAATCTTTAGATCTTGCAAACGTCTTACCATTTATTGGTGAAGAGTATGTTGACCTTAATGTGACTACCCCTACCATCCCCGATGCAGCTATAAAGGGTAAGTATTACATTTATAAAATGACAGACAGAGAAATTCTTGGAGATAGATCTATAATCTATCAATTGCATTTTGTTTCAGTTGAAGCTATTGTCGATTTAAATAAGAAACTGAGTAAAACATTTGCCGATAAAATTTCATCTTTGGTCGAACCACTTTTAAAAGATAAAACCAATGGTCTTGAAACTAAGAAAAAGATTTACGTTGAACCCACTTTCAATAGTATAAAATTTATTTCAAATTTTTGGTCACCTGTTAAAAGTATTATGTATTTGGCTAATAATGCCAGTAATATGAATAAAACTCCAAACTATGTTTTCTTCGAGAACAGAGATGGTTTTTATTTTATTAGTTTAGAATCATTATATTTAAATGGTGTAAAACAAACATTTATTCACGACAAATATACTCGTGACACTCTTCCCAATGGTCGAGATGTACGTAATGTAAATGAAGATTTTAAACGTATTATTGATATTAGCATTCCAGTTGCTTTTGATTATATGGATAGAATTGGTTCTGGTATGTTATCATCAAAACAAATTTCATATGATGTTACCAAAAAATCATATTCAACTAAAAATTATACAATGTTTGAGAGGTTTGCAGATCAAAAACACTTAAATAAGTATGCAATCAATTCTGATAAAGCAATTTTCAGATCAAACTCTGCTCTTATAAATTTCCCTAAAAATTATGGTAATTTTAATAATTACGGTGACGTAACAAACTCTAAATCTAATCAAGAACGACTTTCTTTAATGAAACTGGCAGAAGCAAACAGATTAAATATTACAGTTCCAGGAAGAACTGATTATACTGTTGGACAAAAAGTTAATGTTGATTTAAAACGATTTGAACCAATATCAGCTGAGGATACTGATTTAACTGATAAAATGTTTGCTGGTAATTACATCGTTGCTGCTATCAATCACTATGTTGATAAAGAAAAACACGAGTGCCATATGGAACTAATTAAAGAATCATCGTTGATGGATATGAATAGGAACAAGCAATGAACTTTCACTATGGCGTAGTTGAGAACAGAGACGATCCATTAAAACTTGGACGTTGCCAAGTCCGTATTGTTGGGTTACACACTCACGATAAGTCACAACTACCGACAGCAGATCTTCCATGGGCTACACCAATGCAGCCTGTTACTTCTGCAGCGATGAATGGTATTGGTTGGTCTCCAGTTGGTCCCGTTGAAGGTACTACAGTAATTGTAACTTTTGCGGATGATGCTAAACAACAACCAATTATGCTTGGCACTGTTGGTGGTATCCCACAAAGTAAATCAGCTGCATTAGCAACTGAAGATAGTGGTAATATTATTACGGATGGTGGTACAGTTTCTACACCTGACGGACAACCATTAAAAAATGAAGATGGCTCAGAAGTCACTCTTGGTAACATGGTTGAGGGTAAAGATAAAGTAATCACTGGTGTCAATTCTGCCATTAATAAAATTAAAAACCAAGCTGCTGCATTAATTGGTAGTGTACTTGGTGTTAATTTAGATATTTTTGGAAATAGTACTCTTGGCAAAGCTAAAGTAGAAACTTTAACATTACCAGTTAAAGGTGCTGATGATGAAAAAGCTGAAACTGTTATCCCTAAAGTAGTTCCAAAAGAAGAAGCTAAAATCACTGCTCAGCCAGAACCTGGAAAGGCAGATTCAAAAGTTCTTTCAACTGCTATTAATCTTGAACCAATGCCGAAGTATTGTGTTAGAGGTAAAGAAGGTGTAGCAAAAGAATCTATTGCAGCATTAATTGAAGCATGTGATAAGGTTGGTTTGACCAGTAAATATGCCAAAGCTGCAATTCTTGGTATTTGTGGTGGTGAATCTGCTTGGCTCCCAGTTGAAGAGGGGCACGTTTATTCTAAAGCATCATTTCTTTTAAATACATTCCCTTCTATCTTTAAGGGTGACGAAGAACTTGCTAATCAGTATACTTCTGGTAAAAAATCTAAATCAGAATTTTTTGAACTTATTTACGGATATAAATTTCCAAAAGGGCAAGGACTTGGTAACAAACTTCCAGGTGATGGTGGTAAGTATTATGGTCGTGGTTTCAACCAATTAACTGGTAAATCAGGTTATCAACAAGCCCAAGATGAACTTAAGAAACTTGGTATTACAGTTGATTTAATTAATAAACCAGAATCTTTAATTGATGATATTAAAACTGCTGCTTTAGCTTGCGCAATCTATTATAAAGTAAACGTAAAACATCCACAAGACGATCCAGGATATTTCGTTAAAGCCAGAGCAAGAACAGGTGCAGATGCTCATGGTGGATATGCGAAGAAACAAATCATTTATGAGTATTATCTTGGTCAATCTGTTTTAACAGAATCTACCAATAAAACATCTACTGATGATGTTCGTGGTAAAACTTATACACCAGAAGAAGTTTCTTATTTACCTGCAGAGAAACAAAAGGCACTTCTTGAAGATCGTTCTGAAAATACTACTGTTGGATTTAAAGATCCAAATGGTAAATATCCATTACGTAATTTAATAAACGAACCAGATACAAATAGATTATCACGTGGTATTATACAAGATACATCTATTGCTTATAAAGACCAAATCAGAACTACTGGCATTCCTGCACCATTTGGTTCTGTTTGGGAACAACCACTTGCTCCATTTGGAGGAAAATATCCATACTCTAAAGTTTATGAAACTGAGTCTGGACACGTTCAAATGTTTGATGATACATCAGGGCATGAAACTCTTTCTCTATATCACCGCAAAGGAACTTTTCTTGATATAGATGCCAACGGAACTCAAGTTAATAAAATCGTTGGTGATGGATACACAATTTACGATCGCAATGGATTAATTTACGTTCAAGGCAAGTGTAATCTTACTGTCGGTAATTCTGTAAATATTATGGTTGTTGGTGATGCTAATATTGAGGTGAATGGACAAGTTCAAGCTATGTTCCATAGTGGTGCAGATATCGGTGTAGCAAAAGACGTAACTATGGCTATTGGTGGAGACTTTAGTTTAAATGTTGGTGGTAATTTTAGCACTAATGTTGGTGGAAATAAAACTACTACAGTTGGTGGAAATAGTGCAGATCAGATTACTGGAAATATTACATCAAAAGCTGGTGGTTACATAGCACATGAAACAGCTGGAGAATATACAGCACTTGCTGCAGCTGCAATGAAGATTACTGGTTCTGTTCAACACATTAAAGCCACAGGTGGTAATGTTAATGTTGATGGTACTGAATTCCATGGACAAGAAGGTGCTGCAGCAAACGCAGAATCTGTTGCAACAATAACTAATACTGATGCCACAGATTTAGTTGCTCCATCATATGTTGAAGGTAAGGCTAATTCTTTTGAAATTTTACAAACTCCAGTTCGTCCTGCACCACCAGCAGATATTAAACTATCACTACTTGATGATTACGAAAAGGCTGCAGCTAATGTAGATTATGCAAATATCCCACCTGCTGCAATTGAAGGTGGTGTTGGTGCAGCTGCAGTTAAACCACAACCGACCACTAGTGAAGATCCCCCATCAATGATGGCGCAAAACACTGCCACTGGAGATCTTTATGGATTTATTCAGAAACAATATACGCTAGCATTGGAAGGATATTGGTCTGAGAAAGCAATGAAGACTGGTTTGATCGAAGACTCAAATCCAAATATTATTGCTATGTGGAAAGATATTGGTTTGTTTAATATTCTTAAAAATGTAGTTAAGAATAGTAAAGGTGAAATCACTTCAGGTGGTGACCAAACTGCATGGTGTATGGCATTTGTTACATGGTCTTTAAAACAAAATGGATATAAATGGTGTCAAGTTGCTACTGCTAAATCTATTACAGATAACCCATCTAAATTTGGATGTGTTAAAGTAACAGAACCAAGAAATGGAGATATTATCCACGTTAAATTTGGTAATGGAAACCACGTGGCTTTCGTTTCTGATGTGACACCTGCTGGTAAATTTTCTATGCTTGGTGGTAATCAAGGTGGATCTGGTGGTGGTAATAATCCAAGTGCTGGATCTGTCACCAAGTCATATAAGGGTGTTATGTCTGCCAGTGGTTATAAGGGTGTTGAAGTTGTTGGTATTTATCGTCCTTCTAAGGAAGTATAATGTCAACTGAAATTTGGACACCTAGTATTGCTACGCTGACCAGAACAGATGAACTTATTAGTTGGTCATTTGATATTACTTTCTTTTTAGAATATGATGGTACAGCAGGAAGTGGAGTTCCTGGATCAACAGAGAACGCTACCGTAACCATGAGAAGAGAGTATCCAGTTATTGTAACTGCTCTTGAAGATAACTCTACTTTAACTGTTGAAGATAATAAAATTTATGGATTCTATAGCGACGCTTTTTTAAATAAAGAAGTACAACATCAAACTAGAACTCAAGATTATATTAATACTATTAGATTTAATGAAATTGTAGTTCCAAATTTAAAAGAAATGATTTACTATCACGCAGATCCAGCAATAACTAAAACTTTTTATTACAGAGCAGACGCATGGGATAACGATCCTCTTAGTCCTACGTATGAAGATATAATTGCAACAAAAACATATAATATCATCGTAACTAATAACTGGACACCTGGACAGCAAGCATTAATATATTATGTTGGGTTGTCTAGAACTAATAACACTGCAATAGCAAATAAACAATTACCACTTCAGTGGCATATAAAATGGGAAAATTCTTCCTCTTCAGAAGTGGTGTTTGAAAATAACTCTGGAACTTCTTCAGTTAAATGGGATAACAACTTATGAGTGTAGCAAAACAATTTCAAAATCAAGTTGGAACTATTAAACTTGCAGATTTAGACACCAATTTTTCTCAGCTAGATACTAGATCAACTTCACTAGAAGACAGAGCAACTTCACTCGAAACAAGAACTACTGAAATAGAAGGTAATGTTAAAAACTTTAATCACTGGACTTTTGAAGAAGTTTCTGGAGTTCTTTACTTTAAATATGATGGTGTCGCCAAACTAAAATTAGATTCTGCTGGTAACTTTACGTCAGTTGCAACTGTAACTTCTTATGGAACTCTATAATGCCTGCAATCGCTTTAGAAGGTAAATTATCGACTGGGCACGGATGTTTTCCTCCATCTGAGGCTATTGGTCCATACACCGAAAAATCCTTTATTAATGGTCTAAAGATCCAATTACTTGGGCATACAAAATATGAAGCCCATACCTGCGGAATAGTTACCCACAGCCCAAATGAAAGAATAACGACTTCGGCTGCTCCTACATTCTTTTTTGAAGGTAAAAAAGTCTGTAGGATTAGTGATAGTATCGCATGTGGTGATACTATTGCTGAAGGATCTCAGAACGCATTCATTGCATAATACCTAAATAAGTATATGGCACGAAATACAAGAATATTCAGCGACATTGACCTAAACTTCACTAAACACCCAGTGACGTCGGATGTCGTTCACCGATATGACGAGAACGCTATCAAACAATCTCTGAAGAATCTACTTTTAACTCGAAACTTTGAAAGACCATTTCATAGCGAAATAGGATCCCCGATTCGTGCTCTGTTATTTGAGAATCCTGGACCGATGTTTTCTGTGATGATGAAGCGTGCAATTATTGATGTTATCAATAATTTTGAACCAAGAGTTTCTGTTATTGATGTTAGAGTTGATGATTCTCTTGATACGAACACAGTTTATATCAGAATAGAATTTAAAATAGTAAATACCGAGAGACCAATAACTCTTGATTTTGCACTAGAGAGAACCCGATAAATGGCAACCAATAATAAAAGAATTCAAGTTACAGAGTTAGACTTTGATAACATTAAAACCAACTTAAAGAACTTTTTAAAGGGACAGTCTGAATTTTCAGATTATGACTTTGAAGGTTCTGGTCTGGCAGTTCTCTTAGATGTTCTAGCTTATAATACTCACTACAATGGTTTATACACAAACCTTGCTGTCAATGAGATGTTCCTTGACTCAGCGAGCAAACGTGCTTCAGTGGTATCTTTGGCTAAACTTCTTGGTTATACTCCACGAACTGCGGTATGTCCTCGTGCAGTCGTTAACGCTACTATAGTGGCACCAACAATTTCTCCTGAAGTTGCTACTCTACCTGCATGGCAACCATTCAGTACTGTTATTGATAATATAACATATACATTCTATAATCAAGAAGACGTTTCTGTTGTTAGAAATGCTTCTGGTAAATACACATTTTTAAATTTAGAACTTATTGAAGGCACTCCCCTATCATTTAAATATACTGCATCTGAAGGTGCACGATATATTATTCCTAATGCTAATGTTTGTCAGTCAACAATTAGTGTTCAGGTTCAAGAAAATGCCACATCAAGTGTTTTTGAAACTTATACTATTTCCACTGATATATCAGTAGTTAATTCTGAAAGTAAAGTTTATTTCTTAAAAGAAATTGATGAAGGCTTGCTTGAGATACATTTTGGAGACGGTAACATTGGACGTAGTTTGAATAATGGTAATGTAGTAACTATTAAATATGTAGTTTCTTCATTAGAAGCTGCTAATAATGCCAACGTATTTTCTTATAATGGTGTATCACTTCTTGGAAGTAATGTTTCTGTAGTTACTGTGGCTGCAGCATCAGGTGGTTCTGCGTCTGAGAATATTAATTCAATTAAATACAATGCTCCAAGATTATATGCTGCACAAAATAGAGCAGTAACACCAGAAGATTATAAATCAATTATCTATAGTCAAATGACAGAAGCGGAATCTGTTACTGTTTGGGGTGGTGAAGATAACAAACCACCAGTTTATGGTAAAACATATATTTGCATTAAACCATATGATGCTACTAAACTAACGAATCAACAAAAAGAATATGTAACTAATAATATTTTATCATCACGAAGTGTTGTTTCTATTACTCCAGAAATCGTTGATCCAGAATATTTTAATATTGAGTTAGAAGTTTTTGTATATTATAATCCTAGAGAAACTAGTAAATCTCCATCGCAAATTGAAGCTATTGTTAGAGATGCAATTAATAACTATAATGATATAGATTTAAAACGATTTGATTCTATCCTTCGTTTTTCTAAATTAAGTAGTATAATTGATAGTTCAGATGATGCTATTGTTAATAACATCACACGTTTAAAAATTCATCATCCACATTCTCCCGTTTATAATATTAGTACTCAATATGTATTGGAGTTGATTAATCCTATTTGTAACGATGGTAGTTTAGATAATCCATCATTCCAATCTTCTGGTTTCTATATTCCAAATAGTACAAGAGTTCATTATATGGCTGATGATGGTAAGGGTAATATTGGATTATATTACCTTAATGCTAATGCTGATAAAATTATGGTTAACTCAACCATTGGATCTATTAATTATACTGCTGGCGAAGTTGTTATTAGAAATTTAACAATCACGTCTCTCGATGATAACTCATACGATTGGATTATTAAACCAGAATCATATGATGTAGTATCAGCCCTACAGCAGATCGTTCAAATCGACCCATCATTATTACAAATTACAGCCATTGCTGATAATACTACTAATGGCGATATGGGTGCAGGTTACAACTATACATTCAATTCGATTAGATCGTAATAATAATGCGTACCCCATTACAAGCTGTCGTTAGTAGACAACTCCCTGAATTTATTAGGGAGGATTACCCAACATTTGTTGCATTCGTAGAAGCATACTATGAATATATGCAAACTCAGGGTGTCAATTTAGAAGAACTTAGAGATATTGATACTACTTTAGATAGTTTTGTTCAATACTTTAAGAAAGAAGTTGCATATAATCTTCCAAGCAATATCACTACTGACGAAAGATTTTTATTACAACACATTAAAGATCAATACCTATCAAAAGGTTCTGAAGCATCATATAAACTTTTGTTTAGATTAATGTTTGGTAAAAACGTAGAATTGACTTATCCAGGTCGTTCTATGCTGATTGCTTCAGATGGTAGATGGAATCAGGAAATTTCTATATTCGTTCAAGTTGATTATGGTTCTACTACAGATATTGTTGGTAAATTAGTAGATATTCAAACAGGAAATAAAGTTCTTCGTGTTCTAGTTGATAGAAAAGAAGAAATGACAGGTGAGATCGATCGTGTTGTTAAAATCGGTGCTTCATATGAGATTAATTCTAGTGGAGTTGCTGGAAATTCATTTATATCAGTTACAACTAATACTGGAATTGCAGTTGGACAATTAGTCACTGCGGAAGGTATTGCACCAAACACTAGAGTAAATTCTGTAGAAGGTACAACAATTCATTTATCTTCTGCTAATTTAAATACAGTTAGCGGAAAGGTAATTTTCTCCAATGAAATTTATGAATTATTTCTTGACAAAAAATTCTTTGGTATACTAAAAGCTGGTGATAAAATTCGTTATAAAGACCAGTTTCAGGCAACCATTTTACCAGCAACTTCAAAACTAAATGTAGTCCAGCCTGGAAAATATTTCCGCATTGGACAGGTATTTGAATTACAATCTGGTAATGGTACTGGTGCTTTAATGAAAGTTACTGCTGTCACTGAAACTGGTGGTATTAAATATGCTGAATTTATTAAATTTGGTATTGGTTATTCTGCAGATTTCGCTATTTCTATTTTATCAGCCAATTCAGTAACATCAAAAACTACAACAGCTTCTACAACATCTACTTCTTTAATTAAATCAAACGAATATGTTTCTGCTGGTGCAGGAAGTATTGTTGCTAATTCTACCAGTACATCTATAACAGGCACTGGAACAAATTTTGGACAAGTTGGTGGATGTGCTGTTGGTGATGAATTATGGACAACAAATACTATACCTGTTCTAATCGGTGTTGTTAAATCTATTACATCAGCCACGTCATTAACATTAAGTGGGTTACCTTCTGAATATGAAGCTGGAACTACTTATAGCGGTACATATACTGGTCTTTATAAGTTTAGAAACTTTAGAACAGTTGGTGATTTATACACATATGATTTAGATGCAGAACATCAAGATATACAAGCAATCGTACATAGACAAACAATTGCAGATAGAACTCTAGGATTTAATGAACAGGGTTATATTAACTTAGGTGATTTATTTGACTATTTTTCTTTGGCTGGCTCGAGAACTGGAACAGTTTCTACAACACTTAATAGTCCTATTGTTACAGGTTCTGGAACAAACTGGTTATCTACATCGGCTAAACCATTTATTGCAATTGGAGATCAGTTAAAAACTTCCACTGGAGCTATTCTTGGTTTTGTGAAAAGTATTGATTCTAATACTCAAATTACATTAATGACCCCAACAATTAGTGTTGTATCAGGTGCAACCATGAATGTCTTCGGTGCTTGGTGCGATGGTACATATGGTGGTTCTATTATTCGTGAATTCTCATTAAACTATCGCAATGCTCAGACTGCAGCTGATGAACCAGCGATTATTTCTATTGCATTGGGTGCTTTACAAAAATATCCAGGATATTTTACTACTAATAATGGTTTCTTAGATGACTCTATTTGTATCATTGATAGTCGTTACTTTCAACCTTTCTCATATGTTATTCGTATTGATGAAAGATTGGCGACATATAAATCTGCAGTTAAAACAATGCTTCATCCAGCTGGTATGGCATTGTTCGGTGAATTTAATATTACGAATAACTATGATTTAAGTATTGCTTTAGAGTCGTTAGTGAAATCTCTTGGTATTGGTTTGGAATCTAATTTTGATGCCAATGCTGCAGAACCATATTTTACTATTTCTAAAGGATTATCGACATCCTTACCTAACCAGTCAGAATACAGAACCACTGAATTCTTTAAAGCATTGAACGACGCACCTGAACCATCAGATGTTTATGCTATGTTATTCACTAAGGGAATTAGTGGTGTCTCAGAAGCAGTTTCAATGTTGGATACCTCTCCACCATTTGAAATAGGGAAAGATTTACGTACTTCATACTCTGGTATGAGTGATGTTATCGGACCATATGATATCAGCAAAGCACTTGCAGATGAACCAGTTATTTCTGAAATCATTGCTAATACCATGGATAAATATCTGGTAGACACCCCATCGTGGGCTTATAACGAAGATGGTGAGATTTGGACAAATTCTTACCAAGGACAAGATTATTATTCAGAAGAATACAGTGTAGGTCTTTCAAGCACCTTCACCATTTAACCAACAGGAGATCTCTATGATTGAAAATAAAGAAACATTAAAAGCAACTGGTTTAGTAACAGTTGTACATTCTAATGCAGCTGGCAAAGTTGTTAAAGAATTTCAAGTACCTAACCTAGTAGTAACATCAGGTAAGAACCACATTGCAGCTAAAATTGCAGCAACTACTAACGTACCAGTTGCAATGACTCATATGGCTATCGGTACTGGCAATGGAACTCCAGCTGCAGGTGATACTGCTCTTGGAACTCAAACTGGTCGTGTTTCACTATCAGGTTCAGTAGTTTCTACAAATACTATTACTTACACCGCAACTTTCCCAGCTGGTACTGGCGATGGTGCTATTACTGAAGCAGGTATTTTTAATGCTTCTACTGCAGGTGTTATGCTTTGTCGTACTACTTTCCCAGTTGTTAATAAACAAGCTGGTGACACTATTGCTGTCACTTGGGTTGTTACAGTAAGCTAATTTTAAATTTAAGTTTAAGGTTCGTAAATGGCGACATCATCTTCTCTAATTAAAACAATTCTGCACAAGTCATTGGCAGATGGTGTTTATCGAGACGTAGCAACTAAGTCTTCAAACTATTACTACTTTCTCGGAAAAACTCTAAAATGGAGTGATGATTTAAATCCACCATTTGCGACTGACTCATATGCATATGAACGTGAAACTCGTGATGAAATTATTACGATGAAAGCCATTGGTCCATCAGATGTATCATTTGTTATTCCCAGAGTTAATTGGACTTCAGGTAATGTATATGATATGTATGATGACGAATATCATAATGAAATTATTGGTTTAAATGTAATTAATGGTGGTTCTGGTTATACAACTCTTCCAACTATTACAATTACTGGAGGTGGTGGCACTGGTGCTAAATTTTACCCAGTAGTAGCTGAAGGTCAAATTATATCAATTGAAGATATTGGATATGCGGGTACATCAAGAGGTACTGGTTATACATCTCAACCAACAGTAACTGTTACTGGTGGTGCAGGATCTGGTGCAATATTACAAGCTGTTATTAATAGACCATACTCTGGTGCAACAAAATTAGAAGATGCAGTATTTTATGTTATGACAGAAGACTTTAACGTCTATAAATGTCTTGATAATAATAATAATTCACCTTCAACAGTTAAACCATTGGGCACTTCTACTTTTCCAATGTCTACTGTAGACGGATATGTTTGGAAATACATGTATAATGTTCCAATTAATCTCCGTAATAAATTTCTATCAGATCAACAAATGCCTGTGATTTCAGCATTGACTAATCAGTTCTATTCTAATGGTGCAATGGATAGTATCGTTATTAATAATAAAGGTTCTGGTTATACAACTGCAACTTTGACAGTTACTGGGGATGGATATCGCCAAGAAGATCAAGTATTCTTAACTTCAATTGATATGGTAACTACTGGAGAAAATTATTCTTCTTCTCCAGTAGTCACAATTAGTGAGCCAATCGCTGACTCTTCTTCATTTATTGGAGGAGCGACTGTTTTCTTAGGACAAAAAATTCGTAATAGTACATCAGATTACTATGAAGTTGTTACTCCAGGAACTTTATCTGTAAATGAACCAACTCATAGATTGGGTACTGTTCAAAACAATACAGCAGCTTTAAAGTATATTGGAACACGTGCACGAACAAATGTAACAATTGGTGCATCAACTGCTTATACAGCTGGATCATTTATTGTGGGTTATACTTATACCATTGCATCACTTGGTACTACAACAAATACTCAATGGAATACTATTGCTGGAACATCGGGTGTTACTTATAGCGTTGGTAGCACTTTCACTGCTGCCACCACTGGAAGTTCTTCAGGCACAGGAACTGCTACTGGAAAAATTATTAGCGCAATAACTTTAATTGGTTCAGTTCGAGAGATCAATTTAACCAACTCTGGTAATGGATACAATTCTCCTCCCCCAGTTAATTTTACTGGCGGTGGTGGATCAGGTGCAATTGGTATATGTAAGATGAATGGTAGTTCGATTAAGTTTGTGACTATACATAATCAAGGAGATAACTATACTAGCGATCCGACTGTTTCCTTCGGAACTGAATGGTCTGCTTTAACTGCAGTTTTAGTTACAGAACAGTATTATTCTTCAAATAGATTATACACTGTGACTGGCGCAGGAATTCTCGGGTCTGTTGCACCTGTTCATACTACTGGTGCTGTAGTTAATTCACCAGCGTTTGCAAATTCAACAGCTGTGACTTTAAATAGCACTGTATATGTTTCTAATAGATTATATAAAGTTACTACTGCTGGTACAACTCATGCATCAACTATTCCTTCACATACTACTGGAACAGTAACAAATGGAACTGCTGCATTATTATATCTTGGTGCACCAGCTACTTTAACATATTCTGGATATCCAGCTACAGGTGAAGTTGTTCGTAGATTTGGTGCTGGTTATTCTTCTGTACCATCTGTTACTATAACAGATGCAACTGGCATAAATGCACAAGCATCATTTAAAACTTCTAAATCTGAGGCTAAATTACTTCCAGTTATTTCTGGTGGGCAAATAGTTGGTGTTATCGTTGAAAATGCAGGTGTTGGATATTCAACTGCAACTATTACAGTTTCTGGTGACGGAGATGATGCTGCATTAGCACCTGATCTTAATATAGGTACAATCCAATCTTTACAAGCTAATAATGAAATTTTAGCAACTGATGGAACTATCAATGCAATTAAAGTGGTTTCTGGTGGATATGGTTATGGTGTTGCCACTGTTCAAATTAATGGAGATGGCACTGGCGCACAAGCAATCGCAACAATTAATAGTGCCAATGGTAGAATTAGTAAAATTACTATAACTGATCCAGGCGAAGGATATACCTTTGCAGATGTTGTTATTAGTGGCAATGGACATGCAGCTACCGCAAGAGCAATTATGTGCCCAAATGGCGGACACGGTAAAAATGCCCCAGATGAATTTTTTGCTAGAACATTAATGTTTTACTCAAACGTATCAACTGACTTGAATCAGGGATTTGCTGTAAATAATGACTATCGTCAACTTGGTATTATTAAAAACCCGAACATATATGGGACTGACCAAAGATTCCAAGGTGTTATTGGCTCTGCATGTTTTAACGTAGAGGGAACTATTAATACCGCAAATTTCCCGAAAGATACTGATGTAACAGTTGAACGAGTTGTTAATGGAGAAACCTTTTTACGACATTATCGTATAGTCTCTGTATCTACCTCAGGTGCACTATTACAATCGCTTGATAACGATACACCTCAGATTAATGATAGTTTTGTAAGTGGAGCCCATACATTTTCGATTTCCTCAGTAGGTGCTCCAACGATTGATAAATACTCTGGACAATTAATGTTTATTGATAACAAAGCAGGGTTTACTCCTTCTGCTGATGAGACTGTTACTTTACGTACAGTTATTAGATTCTAACATAAATAGAATAAGAACCAACTATTAAGAGAAGATTAAAGAATGACAATTAACTTCAATACCGAACCTTACTATGACGACTTTGACGAGACTAAGAAGTTTTATCGTATTTTATTCCGCCCAAGTTATGCTGTTCAAGCTAGGGAATTAACACAGTTACAAACTGTTTTACAGAATCAAATTACAAAATTTGGTACTCATGTATTTAAAGAAGGTGCCATGGTTATTCCTGGTGCTTCGAGTATTGATACAAAAGTTAGTTATATTAAATTAACAGAAAGTTATAACAGTGTTTTAACTGATACTAACATTTCTAATTTTGCTGGTAAAACTATTAAAAATAGCACTGGACTTCAAGCTGAAGTTTTACACTATACTGTTGCAGAAAATGGTGACCCATCAACTCTATATGTTCGTTATAAAAATTCTGACTCTAATACAACAACCAAAAAATTTGCCGAATCTGATGTTATTCAAACAATAGATGGTGTATATTCAACACAAGCTGCAGCGACTAATGCTACAGGTAAATCATCTCTTGCTATTATTGAGCAGGGTGTTTATTTTCTTAAAGGACATTTTGTTCTTGTCTCACCACAAACCATTGTTCTAGACAAATATACTAATCTTCCTACTTACCGTATAGGTCTTGTTTGTAATGAAGAAATCGTTACAGCTGAAGAAGATATTACTTTATTTGATAATGCTCAAAATTCGTTTAACTATGCTGCTCCTGGAGCCCATCGTTACACTATTGATGCAATTCTTACAGCAATTCCAGATTATACCGATGCCCAAACTTGGCAACAAACTCGTGAGTATGCTGTTGGAGATTTAATTAGATCCAACACTCTTTATTATCGTGTTATTGTTGCTGGTGTTTCTGGGTCATCTGCACCGACTCATACTTCTGGTGATGCAACAAATGGTACTTTGACTCTTGCTTATATTAACACGTATTCTTCAGTAACTGATAAAGATTCAGATACTGATTTTATTGAGTTGATTAGAACTAATAAAGGTAATGTTAGAAAAGCAGCAAGAAATACTGAGTATTCTGTTTTAGAACAAGAATTTGCTCGTCGTACTTATGATGAATCTGGTAATTATACTGTTAAGAATTTTGATATTGATGTTCGTGAATATCGTAATAATAATCGTGGGCAGTGGGCTACTGGAAGAGTTTATCTACAAGGAGACATTGTAAGTAATGCAGGTAACACTTATGTTGCCAAAAATACTGAACAATCATCATCAATCACACCAATTCATACAACTGGTTCTGAATATGATGGTGAATCAAATGGTGGTGTAGAATGGGAATACACAGAAATTCCAAATTATAATCGTGGCATCTATTCTCCAAATGTTGGTGAAACTGAAGAAGAACAAAAAATTAATGATGCTAAACTTGCTATTGGTTTAGATGCAGGTAAAGCATATGTGCAGGGTTATGAGATTGAAAAAACTTCTACTGAATATGTTGCTGTAAATAAAGCCAGAGATGATGTTCAAGTTGTTAATGCTGTTATTCCAGCTACAGTTGGTAACTATGTTTTAGTAACTAACGTAAGTGGTTTACCACCAGTTCAAAACTACCTTGACATTGATATCTATGATAGATTAAATGGAACACGGGGTGTTGTTCCAAGTGGAGCAACCCTAATTGGTACTGCACGTGCACGTATCTTAGAATGGGATAATGGTGATATTGGCACTCAAACATCAGTTTATAAACTATCATTGTTTGATATTAAAATGGTTGGTAATACTGACTTTGTTCGCAAAGCCAAATCATTCTTCTATAATGGTGGTTCTGCTGCTCTATCTTTTAGTGCAGATGTAAAAGTTATTCCAATTCCTTTAATTAATACTGTAAGTATTTCTGGTACTGCAGTTACTGGTAAAGGTACAAATTTCCTTGATGATTTTATTTCTGGTGACTACATTTATGCAAATGGTAGTTCATATCGTGTCGCTTCTGTTGAAACTAATGGTGGATTAACACTAACAGCTGGTCCAGGATCTGCTATTAGTGATGTATCATATGCTAGAGTTTCTACTACTGTATATGAACCAGAAAACACAAAATTAATATTCCCTCTTCCTTATTTTGCAATTAAAGATGTTCGTAATTCATTATTGGTAAATGATACTTCATACACTGTTTATGAAAAATTTAGTAATAATGCTACAGTATCATCAACACCAACACTAACAATTTCAACTGCATCTGGAACATTTGCCTCTGCAGCTGAAACTGATAATTATATTGTAGTAGATAATACTACTGGATTAATCATCAATGTAACTGCTGGAAATATCGCACCATCTACATCAACATGTGTTATTACTTTGGGATCTACATATTCTGGTAGATCTATTAGTGTTATTGCAGCTATTAATAAAACAGGTATTACACTAACTGAAAAAACTAAACTTCCACAATACTCTGAAACTGTTGAATTTACAACTGCAGCCACTGCTCAGAAAACAGAATTACTATTAGGTAAAGCTGATGCATATCGTTTAGTTTCAGTTAAGATGAAATCAGGAACTTTTTCATCTTATGGTTCTACATATGATATTGATATTACAGACAGATATGATTTTGATGATGGTCAGAGATTGACACACTACGATATTTCTCGTTTAGTATTAAAGAATTCATATGCTCCACCTGAAGCACCAATCGCTGTTACATTTGATTGGCTCAAACATGATGCGGGTGATTATTTTACAGTAAACTCATATCCAGCGGATATGTATAATAGCATTCCTACATATCGTGGAAGCCCTTTACGAGATACAATTGATTTCCGTCCAAGACTTAATGATGCTGGTACAAGTTTTACTACTGGAACCAATCCATCTTATTCAAGAATTCCAAAACGTGGTATTGATGTTATTGCTGATTTCACTTATTACCTAGCAAGAAAAACTAAAATTGCTATTGACTTTAGTGGAGAGTTTTTTGCGATTGATGGTGTATCATCATTAAATCCAGGTTCACCTCCAGATCCTTCTATGGGTATGGTTCTTTATAGTTTAACACTTCAGCCATATACATTTGGTACGAGTTCAGATAATGTAATCGTTGAAAAAATTGATAATAAACGATATACAATGCGTGATATCGGTAAACTAGAAAAACGTATTGATAACTTAGAATATTATACTTCTTTATCTTTATTAGAGCAACAGACTGAATCATTAGACATTGTTGATGCAAACGGAGATACAAGATTTAAGAATGGCTTTATTGTTGATGGTTTCACTGGACATAATACTGGTGACGCAACAAATCCTGACTACCTATGTTCTATTGATATGAACAATGCTGAGTTACGTCCATTCTTTGCAATGAATAACGTAAACCTTTTAGAAAAAGCTATTTCTCCAGGCGCACGCAACAATAGAAATTATAAAATGTATGGTGATGTTATCACATTACCTGTTGTTGATCATCTTCCTGTTGTTACTCAACAATTTGCTTCTCGCTTAGAAAACATCAATCCATTTGCCGTGTTCACTTTTATCGGTGATGTTAAAATTAATCCATCTTCTGATGACTGGTTTGAAGTAGATCGTCGTCCAGATTTAGTATTTGATGTTGAAGGTAATTTTACCACAATGAAAGTGCTTGCTGAAAAGGCGAATGCTTTAGGTACTGTTTGGAATGGTTGGCAAACTCAGTGGGTTGGTGAAACTACAACTACTGCAACTGCATACTATGCATCTGGACGTAACTGGGTTACATGGGGTACTATCTATACAGACGCAACACCGATTGGGCAAGCACGCACTGGTGTTAAAACTAGTCTTGTGACCAAAATTGATAGACAAATAGTGGCAGATCGTGTATTATCAACTGCTGTTATTCCTTACATGCGCTCTCGCAATGTATTAATTCAAGTTCAAAAGTTAAAACCACTAACACGTTTTTACCCATTCTTTGATGATATTGATATCTCAGCATTCTGTACTCCTGCCACTCGAATTGTTTATACTCCGTATGGCACTGGTACAGGTGCTGCTTTAATAGCGTCTAGACAAGCAACCCACAACAAATTTGATGATGTGACTAACGTAGGTGGTCTTGCAGCTGAAGCTGCACGTCGTATCGATGGCGATTCACAAATGTGTTTAAATAAAGGTGAGTTTTTAACTATTAAAAATGGCGCAACTACTGTAGCTACTGCAGTCGTAGTTGGTAAAGAATATAATCCAGATACTGGTGAGTACTCATTATTTGTTAATAATATTATTGGAACTATCTCTTCTGGTAATACTATCACTGGTTCTAATCCATTAGCTTATGCTTCTGCTGCGACAGGAACAGTTGTTACTACTCCAACAGTTAAAGTTCTTGGTGATAATTTAGTAACTAATTATAATGGTGATGTTCAACTACTATTCAATATTCCAAATACAGAAGCTGTTCGTTTCCGTTGTGGAACACGTGAATTAAAATTAGTTGATACTACAACTCCTAGAGGTGAATTTAGTTCTCGTGCACGTGCGAACTATCGTGCTGAGGGTGTATTAGAAACACGTCAGCAAACTGTCAATGCCGTTCGTAATGCTGAGTTAGTTGAAGAACAATTAACCGAGAATCAAGTTATTATCCAAACTGCAACACGTTCCGCATTAAATCACGTTTGGTGGGATCCTCTTGCACAGACATTCTTGATTGACACTAAAGGTGGATGTTTCTTATCTAAAGTTGATGTATTCTTTGCTACTAAAGATCCAGCGGTTCCAGTTATGCTTGAGATCCGTGAAGTTGTTAACGGATATCCAGGTAAGCGTGTCCTACCGTTCTCACGTGTAACATTAAAACCAGAACAAGTTAATCTATCAGAAAATACTGTAACATTAAATGATACAACAGTAAAATCATACGACACTCCAACTACATTTGAATTTCCTTCTCCAGTTTATGTTCAAGAGGGTACAGAATATGCAATTGTTCTTGCCTCTGACTCAAACAATTATAATGTTTGGATTTCACAAGTTGGTGATTTAATGCCTGGAACTGCTCGTACTATTTCTGAGCAACCATATCTTGGTTCATTATTTAAATCTCAAAATGCTTCCACTTGGACAGCAGATCAAACTCAAGATTTGAAATTTACCATTTATCGTGCTAAGTTTGATACTGGTGTTGTTGGTAACATAGAATATGTCAATGATGTTCTACCAATACAAATGCTAGAAGTTAATCCTTTTGAAACAAGAACTGGACAATCTCAAGTTCGTGTATGGCAAAAAGACCATGGCATGCCAGTTAATTCTAAAGTTGATTTAGTCGGTGGAACTTTTGGTACAGGATTTATTAGCACTGGTTCTAGTAGTACAACTGTTACTGGTATTGGTACTGCATTTACCAGTGAACTTGCTGTTGATGATTATTTGTTTGCAAGAGGACGTGAACAGAAGTCAGTTTATCTTGGAAAAATTGCATCAATTGCTAGTAACACATCGTTGACTCTAGCTGCAAACGCTGCATTAACTGTATCAACGATGGGATTCAGATATGCCGATACCATTAATGGTATTCCAGCTAATCAGATCTTCACAACTCATATTATCTCTGATGTTGATTTAGATAGCTATGTTATTGGTGTTGGTGTTGCTGATCCTATTACAACTAATGCTACTGCTTCTGGTTATGCTGGTGGGCAAGGTATACTTGCCACTAGAAACTTACAATTTGATTCTATTCACCCATCGATTACGATGCAGACATTTACTGAAACTCCAGTGGAATTTGGATTTAAAGCAACGAGTGGTATGTCTATAGATTCTATTACACAGAATGCTTATGAAAATATCACTACTATGGATCATGTTGCAATTTTGCCTAATGAGAATAATAGTTTTGTTGCACCCAAAATGGTTGCTTCAGAATTAAATGAATCAGATGCGCTTAGTGGTGAAAAATCTCTATCAATGAATGTTTTAATTAGCAGTCAAAATGATGCGTTGTCTCCAATTCTAGACACACATCGTACTAGTCTGATTGTTATTAATAATAAAGTTAATTATCCAACAGAAACAAATGTAAACGTAGCTGGATTAGATGATAATACTATTCTTTCTGCAAATACTACTATTGCCTTTAGTTCTGGAAATACTATAACAACTGCTAATAGTGCTGCTAGATTAGCTTTAGCTACTTTGACTGTTGGTAAGTATTTAACTATTAGTGGTTCTGGAACTTCTGGTAATAATGGTACATTTTTAATTACACAAATTGCATCTGATGGTTCTTCAGTAACTTTGAATAAAACATTCACTTCTGTCGTAGCTGGAACAGCAATCACTCTAAAACAACGTGAACGATTTGTTGATGAAACTGCACCATCAGAATCTTCAACTTATAGTAAATATGTAACTAAACGTATCAACTTAGCACAGCCATCGACTTTCATGAAAATTCGCATGGCAGTTAACCTACCTGCTGAAGCTGATATCGAAGTTTACTACAAACATGCTGTTATTGGTGATAATGCTTCGTTTGATAGCGAAACATACAACCTAATGACTGCAGATGCTCCAATTGCACGTTATAGTAATTCTAATGGTAGATTTGTTGATGTCACTTATTCAGTTGATGAATTAGAAGCATTTGACGCTGTAAGAGTTAAGATTGTTTTAAAATCTAAAAACTCTTCTGAAGTTCCTCGTGTTAAAGATCTTCGTATTATCGCTTGTGCTTAATGGATAACATAGTTAAAATTGAAAACGCAGAGGGTCTCGTGAGAGACCTCTCTAGTGGCGCAGTGATAAATACTAATAAGACAGAATACGAAAACTATTTGCAAAAGAAAAATGCAAATAAAAAACTTAAGACTCAGTTAGAACAAAATGCTGACGATATTCATAAATTAAAAACAGATATGTCAGAGATTAAGCATCTGCTTATGGCTCTCAATAATAAGGAAAAATAATGGCGGTAATCGTACTAAGATCGGTTAAAGGTAGCCCACTATCAATCGCAGAAGCGGATGCCAATTTCACAAATTTAAATACTGAAGTTGGAACAAAATTAGACTCTGCAGATTTTATTGCAGAAAATGTCTTAACTTTATTATCAGAATATGATTTAGAGGGTGACGGAAGTGGTTTAAATGCCACAACAATTTTATCTAAAGAACTGCTAGTGACAGCAACTGCAAACAGTATTGCTTTACGCAATGAAAGTGGTGGTTTAAATGCCACTACATTCACTGGTAACGTAACTGGTAACGTAACTGGTAACGTCGTTGGTAATTTAACTGGTACTGTTACTGGTAATGCCACTAACGTGAATGGTGTTATTACTATTGAACATGGTGGCACTGGTGCTACCACTGATTCATCAGCACGAACAAATCTTGGATTAGGTTCTATTTCAACCCAAGCAGCAAATAATGTATCTATCACTGGTGGTTCAATTACTGGTATTACTGATATTGCTATTGCAGATGGTGGTACTGGAGCATCAAATACAACCCAAGCAAGAACTAACTTAGGTTTAGTTATTGGTTCTGATATTCAACCATTCTCCAACGAATTAACTGCTATTGCTGCAGCAGCATCGTCTACAGGTTTCTATGTTCGTTTGGGTACTGGTTCTGTTACAGAAAGAACTATTACTGTTGGTGGTAATGGATTAACTATTACAAACCCAGATGGTGTTTCTGGTAATCCAGTTATTAGTATACCAACTGCTGGATCAATGCAGTTAGCTACTATTACTGCAACATCTTCTTTTAATACACCATCTATTACAAAATCTGGAACTAATGGTACTGGAGATATTGGACAAACAGATAATCGTTTTGGTACTATTTTTGGTACAGCTACATCTGCTCGATACGCTGACTTGGCAGAAAAATATACAACAGATAAACAATATGAAACAGGAACTGTTATTGTAGTTTCTCTTGATGATTCTGCAGAAGGCACTTCTTCTTTTGAATATGCTCAAAGAGTTCTTGGTGTTGTTTCTGAAAACCCAGCATTCTTAATGAATGATGAAGCACCTGGACAAGCACTCGCACTTCGTGGACGTGTTCCAGTTAAAGTTGCTGGTCCAATTAAAAAGGGACAGCCATTGGTGGCAAATCAAGATGGTCGTGGTATCGCTGGTGATCATCCAAATAGTTTTGCTATCTCTCTTGAAACTAATTTAGACCCCAATGTAAAACTAATTGAGTGCGTAATCCTCTAAAAATAGGCTCCTGATGGAGCCTAAATTATATTATGAAAAAGTTTTTATTAGTAAATTATACAACACCTAATTCTTCTGCAAATGAGATTCCATACTTATGGCTAACTCTCAAATCTTATTTCCAACGTAACTCTAAAGTCCCATCTGCATGGCAGTGGCTCGATCCAGAGTATTCAGATGTCGCAGAATCCCCACAAGAACTAATTGACAGAATTGTCATTCAAGAACCAGACGTTGTTGGTATTTCTTGTTACATGTGGAACGATAAACTCACAATGTATATTGCTGAGCAAGTCAAAATAAAACTCCCAAACATTAAAATTATTGCTGGTGGTCCAGCCCTTTACTACGAACATTTTAAAGGATGGTTTGTAGAAAATTGGTTCATTGACGCTTTGTGTGAATACTCTGGCTACGGAGAAGTTTTTATTACAGATTACCTTGATGGTGTTCCAATCAAAGATATTCCATTTTGTGTTTATCCTTCTTTGCGTAGAGCATTTTGGAATAAAGCTACCTCAGATTATAATAAAAGAGAATTTAATTATCCAATGCCATATTTGGATAACATTGAATATCTTAAAAAATTCCCAAAAGAACAAACAACAATTATTTTAGACACATCACGTGGGTGTCCTTATGCATGTTCATATTGTGAATGGGGTGGTGGCACTTCTACTAAGGTAGTATTTAAACCTATTGAAGAAACTATTAAAGAACTTGAAGTTATATTTGAGTATCTAAACCCAACTCATATTGATATAATTAATGCTAATTTTGGGATAGTTAAAGATGATATTAAAATTGCAAAAAAGATAGTAGAACTCAATAACAATAAATGTGTTAAATACATTAATGTTTATGGTCCAACTAAAACTAGCAAAAAATTTCTAAGAGAGATATATGATATATTTTTATCAAACGGAATTTTAGATGATATAAAAGTTTCTGTTCAGCACACAAATCAAACTATTTTAGATAATATCAGTAGGATTGATATGCCGTTTGATGACCAGATAGAATTTTATACCGATTTAAGAGACAAGTACAATAAAAATTTAAGAGCAGAATTAATAATTGGTCTTCCTGGTGAAACTCTTGATACATTTTATGATCTAATTGAACATATAACTAAATCAAAATATCTTGAACCTACTATGTATGAGTGGATGATGCTACCTTCTGCTCCAGCTGCATCGCCAGAATATATGTCTAGCATGAAAATTAAAACTAAGAAAGCATTAGTAAATTTAGATTTGCAGGGTAGAAATGTTATCCCAAGAAACGAATATACAGTAGACAAACAATTAACTGGAACTAGACATTTATTATTTGATCAGAACTGGTTACAACCATATGACATTGTAGTATCAACATATTCTTATGGTGTTGAGCAGTGGGTTGAAATGGAAATGTTTAAATACTATTTCTCATTCCTGAATAGAAATAGAGTTATAACACCTATTCAAAATAGACTAAGATCTAATGGTGTGGACATTACAGAATTTAACAGAACATTGTTTAAAGAATTTTTATTATCAATACCCACTATATCTAAAATCTATAATGAATTTATTGATAACATTAATAACGAAACACCCAGTGATATTTTATACGCAGACATTGCACCAAACTTACCTTATATAAGTCATTATAGCACTTTAAAGTTTTTGATTTTATTAAATCCAGAAGGATTCTTTAACGCATTGAAGATATGGTTAAAGAAATATGATGATGCAATTTTAGATGATATTTGTGATCATCTATCTGATAATATTAAAACACCAATGAAAATGGATATACCTCAAAAACAAAAAATTAGTGAGTGTATATCCATGTGTAAAAACTGGGGTGATAATTTATTCCTTGACGACTTCGTCCCCCAATATTAGACTAAATGCTTTTAATTGAACTGCTCGGTGGTAAACCTTTTCAACTGCACAGTTAGTAAAAAATACATTATCTGGAACTTCAATCGGGCAGTTTGATTTACACAAACGGAATACTTCACAAGACTTACAGTGTTTTTCATATCGTTCTAAGTCAACTCGTTTTAGTTTAACCTCATCGAGTTTATCAATATGTCCACCAATAAATGATTCATCTGTATGTGGACACGTGCGAATATTACCTTTCATATCAATAGAAAGAACACCCTCGTCATCGACACCACATGAAGTTATTGATGTTGGTAAAATTTGCTGGCGCAGAGTTTTAGCGTAAGGTAAAACACCCATACCACCTTGCCATAAATTACTGTTTAATATTTTATTGTCAACACCATTCATCTGTGCGTGACACGCATCAAGATATCGTTCCACAATACCTTTAAAGTCTTGTAATGCATCACCAGAAATAACGTGATTGGCAGATCCTGACTCATTGTCATAATCATAGTTATGCCCAAGATTCCAAGAAATTGCCAAGCGAGTCATATCAAGACCATTTTCGGAAGCGTAGTTATAGAAGAAGTTATTAATATCAAATAGATTATAGTTGGTGCGAGAAAGAACTGGGTTAAAACTAAACTTGATGTTGTCAATTTTCTGTGCAGCTTTTAATATTTCTATTTTTTTATGTAAGAATTCTTCACCACGTAGTCTCTCATGTCCTGGACCATCATGGGAAACACCAATAGTAACTGTACCTTTTAACTTACTAAAAAACTCAATATGTTTCATTTGAAGTGGTGTACCATTGGTAGGGATAAACCAAGTTAATCCTTCTCTATCATACGCAAGCATAATATCAACCATCGTTTTCCAATAAAGGAAAGTCTCACCACCCCACAGGTCAATCTTTTCTAAACGACTCATATCAAGTTTAGATAACTGTTGAATAAATTGTTCAGTTGTTGTAATCTTTTCTCGTTCATCTGGATTACCGATGTCTTTCTGCATACAATAATCGCAAGAATAGTTACAAGCGTGTCCAAGAAGAATACGAATCCAAAAAGGTTTATCAGATTTTACACGTGAACGTGTTTCTTTTATAACATCATTATAAGCATCAGTGGGTTCTACTGGTTCAGATAAAGGATTCATATCTTTATCATACATGCCATTAGTGTAATTATCATAGTAGAACTCAATATTACCAGAACGAAATTTGGTGATAGAATCTGCAGTTCGTTCAATCATGGGAAGACGATCTGGCTGTTTTTTCAGCGAGTTTTTAACTGATGTTAAACTAATGTTATAAGTGTGTGACATTATTTAAATTGAAAGAGTGGTACAATCTTGTCTGATGGTTTAACTAAACCATATTGAGTAGACTGCCAACCATTCTTTTCTAATCCTTCATGAAAGTTATGATATGGTTTTAATGATAGTGTAGGTATAAAGTTATAATCTTTATTTACAATTAAGTTATCTGCAACCCAATTGAAATAATCTTTGTAGTTCTTTGTTGCTCCTGAATTCACTAATTTAAGTTTTTCTGCATGTCGTTTGTAAACATCTATTTTATTAGCCATATGAGAGTATACATGACGATCTATATTCCAACCATCTGACAATGTATCATACGGAGTGCAATTAGGGTCAATCGCATCAATCAACGTATGGAAGAACGAATCATACTGCAAGTAATCTGCCTCACCACATATAGTAAGTATATCACCATTATGAGTTGCAAAAGATGTTTGTTGCGAATCAGTATTAAGTAATATAGTACTGAATGTTTTCGCATCGGCATGGACAATGTATTTTACCTCATTAGCCACTACCCAGTCAAGTATTTTTTTAACTGGTTCCCATTGCAAAGATTCCGTATCTGTTTGAATAAGTTTAATTAATGATATCGGCATCATTTTGTGAATCTTATTTAACTTATCAATAATATCTTCTATTTTAATCTTTGCGAGCCATTTATCTGAGAACGTAAATTCGTAGATACCTTTAGGTCTTGCAATCTCATTGGTTAGAATATCCCAAGCACGAATAAAGTTATTATCAGTCATAGAGCCAAAATGGAAGATCCCAGCATGGTCTTTATACCATTCAAACAGATGGGGTTGCTGATGCTTCATCCAATATAAATCGTCAATGGTACTGGCGAAAGTATAATTTGAAAATACATCTACCCAAAGATCGCACATTTTTTGCGTAATTGCTTCTGGCACAAATCTTTGAAACTCAGTTTTATTCTTCTCAAAGTATTTGTCAACATAACATATATGACACCCAGCAAAACAATTATATCTTCTAACTATTGAAAATATGACTTCGTTCTGCAAACTTTTGAGATTGTCTTCCTCTATAAAGTATTGTCTGAAGTTTGTGTCTTTAGTTACTGTTTGGTTTCGCATCTGCTATCCAATGGAAGAAAGATTTTTTCTGGTGAATCTTGGTGGTGTATCTTACCATAGCATCAATAATTTGATAGAACTGAACACATTTAGTTCCAGGTTGTGTATCAAACATCTTATGTAGATATCTCAATCCACATAGTTTAGCAGACGGACAGGTTACGCATTTCTCTTGCACAATGTCTTCTGGCATACCGTTACGAATTAATGTTGGAACAAAGTTTGGAGATAAACCATCTGTCCATCTTCCTATTTGATACTCTGGTCTTTTATATTCACAGAAGTCATATTCAGAATACATAAACCCATCTGGTGATAGAATAATTTTATAATGGTCACCGAAATAATCTTTATCCGTAATACCATAGTTTCCGTCAATAAAAACCATTATATTGTAGTTGTAAAGAACATTAATAAAACGCATAAACGAATCAGCGAATTGAGACAAGTCTAAATCTTCAACGAATGTTTTAAATTTGCGTTCACCACGATGATGACGAAGTGGGATAAGATTGATTGAACGAACTTTGCAACGAGATATTTTATCAAGAATATCTTTAATACAATCTAAACTAAACACCTTACGATCCAAAATAGGCATAACAAATTGCCAATGAATAGGGATGTTATAGTAACCACAAAGATCGATAGCTTGGTAGATATCAAACTCTTCACGATTTTCTTTTTGATAGATGAAGTCATAAGAGATAGTGAAACGTAAGTATTTACGCCACTTTTCTAAGAACCACTGTTCTTTATGGAACAGGGATGCGTTGGTAGTGATTGATACATACAATCCTTTACCATCTAGATAATCCTCTTTTAGTTCTTCGAGGATTTGATCCATTCGTTTAACGAATAGGAATGGTTCACCACCATGTAAAGCAATCCTATCAATTTTGCATTCTGAATCTTTATAAGACTGAACGAAAAAGTTCTTAATTAAACTAAGATGGTGTTTAGTGAACGTCTGGCTACCGATATCTTTTTTAATATATTCTCGGTCGCAATATTCACAATTAAAATTACATGCGTCACCAAGATAAATGGCGACTGTGTTCACATTTTTCATAATTCCAACGATAGTTTTCTATAAGATCTTTCTGCTTTTTTCTTACTTATGTCATCTTGAAGATCTAGGTATAACTTAACAATCTTCTGACACATATCATCTGGTCTGAATAATGGAGATCCAGTAGATACGTTACCAGCTGGACACTGATAACAATAATTACGATAGTCACAAGTTTTACATTGTTCTTCTTCCGTATGCATTTTATTGTATAGTTCTTGGAATACAGTATAACGATCGATATGAACACGATCTTCAAATACATTACCCAAAACTGTTGGTTTTACAGCGTCTGACTCTTTCATATTAGTGAAAAAGTAACAACCAGTAAAGTCGCCAGATCCATCTATGGCGATCATATCTGATCCAACTAAACAATTGTTTTCAACTTTTTGGCCAACTCCTTCTGAGAATGAAATCTCGAAGTCGGCATACTTGTCAATTAGAGATACGATATCAGTGTGTAGAGTATTCCACCTATTGCTGTCCCAGCTAATATAACCAACGCTGGAATCATGCACCAATGGATGCACAATAATGTTACGTATACCGACGCTATAAAGTCGTTCCATATATTCTTTAAAATATGGAGAGTGCTCTTGAGCAAGTGTGCAACGGAAAAAGATTCTATCTTTAGCATGTCGTGGGAGTCCTGAAACTGTTTCGATTATTTGGTCAATTTGTTCCTGCTTCAATTCACGATGGTCCAACTCAACTTGTAATGTATCTAAAGATATCATTAAGTAGGTAAAATCATATTCAAAATATGCTTTACAAAAATCTTTGGTAAGTAGAATACCATTGGTAATCATACTAATAGCTTGTCCCTTATCGAAATAAGTTCTAGACAAATATTCTTTATTATTTTCTAAAAAGTTTACGATTAAGTCTTTATGAATTAGTGGTTCTCCACCAAAGAATTGGAATCGTTTATTTTTAGCTTTGGAGTTATTCAGTAACCAGTCATACGCTTTTAATAAAGATTCTTCAGTGAATCTACCGTAGTCTTTCTTATGCTGTTCGTAGCAGTAAGTGCAAGAAAGGTTGCAAGCGTTAGTTAGAATTACGTTCATGTGTCCAATATCTTGGAACAGATGTGGATACTCTGAGAATGATACAACTCGTTCTTCTTTTGACGGAAGAATTGATATGAGTGTATTTTGTTTGGTTAATCCGTTTGGAGTTATAATGTCTTCAGTTCTAAACCGCAGACTTCCATCAGGAGAAACCCCCACTGTTGCTTGATGGTCGGGGTTTATTGATTTTTTTGATTTATGAAATACTATAGGTTGTTCAATCATTCTCAGTCCATAATAAAAGAAGAATTTAAAGTTTTACAATTACAAAATCGTATTTTGGCATTTCTTCTTTAGATGATAATGTATCTAATTCTGTGCCAGTTTCCCAGCGATAAGAAATAGTTGCGATTTGTTTATCTGTCATATCAACGATAAGTTTTTGTTTATTTTGTTCTACAGGAACTGACGCACGATATTGTAAATCGATAGATGGTAGGTCTTTATCGCTAATCCATGACTTATTGATAAAATGTAGTTTAGACAAACCAAGAGTATCGATAGTGAATGTATCTTCAGTAGTGCTGATAATATTATCACCAACGAACTCTGCTCCATCTAGAGATGGACGGAACACGCAAGTTTTAAAATTACCTTCTGAGGTGTTCATAATTGTGAACGTATCTTCAGAATTATCAAACTCTGAATCTTCTAAGAAGTTTTGACGAATGATATTTGGGTCTAAAAGGTTGTTATTTGTTACAACGTAGTAGATATCGGTGTCTTTAATCTTATAGAAAACCATCCAGATAGCTGCAGCATACTTAACATTATACTCAATTTCTTCGTTAGTTTCAAAATTAGTGATACGATTAGTAAGAGTATTTCTACCAAAATAAATTGTCTTTTCAACAACATCGGTTTGGGAAATCAATTTACCATCAAACATATAACCGAAATAAACTGCCTTAACTCCTGCAGTTAGTTTTTCTTTAATTAAGTCAAAGTTAATTTGTTTTATACCTAAAGACTGACCCTCAGTTGGCTCTGATACACCGATAGCCAAAGCGGAGTCAATACCTTTGTATAAACCAATTTTGTTATTGATTTTAACGTAAGTATTAATTTGTTGTTCATGGTCGGTTACTGCACCAAAATCGATGTTATCTAATCCTGGATTTGGACCAGCGTAGTAGGAATTTAATCCTTCTGTTACATCAGACCAAGACTTGGAAATAGATGTTTCTGTTTTGAAAATAAAAGTACTCATTTATAGTCCGCCTCTACCGCATGCGCATGCGCAATTGCAGTTACAGTTAGTTGAATAATCGTCGTATAAAATATGGGTATGATCTGTTAGATTATCTAAAATTGTTAACATTTGAAGAAATGTATCGGGAGTAATAGTATCACCAACAGCTTTCGGTTGAACAACAACACCAGATTGTCCGCTACCTGCGGTATTATCACCAGCCATAATTAACCTCCGTAATAAGTGTAATCATCCCAATAATGGGTATGATCGTTTGCACTGTTAAAATTGGCTCTCATTTCTTCGTGCTTTGCAGCTGTAATAGTTTCCCCAGCGACAACAGGAACCATATCTACACCACCAGAAACATTTCCCAGTGGGGATGTATAGTCTGGATCTTGAGCATAATAAGTTCCAGTTGATGGTATATTACCAAATTGCTCAAATGAATAGTCTGAAGTTTGATGATAGTGGTTATTCCACGTTAACCACATTCCCATTACACCATTAAAATCTACAGCCTGAATAGTATTCCCAGAAACAAAATTTGCTTTAGCAGCTGTAATAGATGATTTAATATCACCAGATGCAGGGCTTATCATCCCCGAAGTAGTTCTAGTTATAGTAGGCATAAATAATCCTTAGATATCCTTTTCCATAGACATATTTAGCTTTCTATGGATACAACTTATTTAGGATCTAGCCGATCCTAAATAATAAATAACATGTAGGCTAACACAGGAATATTCATAAATGGCTTTGATCACAACAAGAGAGACATCTGGTTCTAGTAACGGAACTGGGTCTATAACGTGCACTACTAGCTCGAATACTGTTACTGGTTCTGGTACACTTTTTACTTCTGAGGCGAATATTGGACAGGCTCTGTTTAATGCTTCTGGAACTTATATTGGTACTATTAACGTAATTAACTCCAATACTACTCTTACTTTAAATTTCTCTGCTGCAGTTGCTGTAACTGGGGGATCTTTTAGTATTGGTAGTAATAGTATTACAGTAAAAAGTTTACCATTAAGTAACGCTGAAATCGATGCTAATTTTATTCAACTTAATAATAACAAATTAGATACCACTTATGTGGGTTCTAGTAGACTTGTTACCTTAGGTAATGTAACTACTGGTACATGGAATGCCACTACTATTGCAACAAATAAAGGTGGAACTAATTTAACTTCCTTTAATGCTAATGGTGCATTATATGCCACCAATAGCACTACTCTAACTACTGGCACTCTCCCTATCGCTGCAGGTGGCACTGGATTGAGTGATGCTCCTGCTCAATATCAGATTCTAATGGGTAACGCATCTGGTGGTTATACGCAGTATTATTTACTGGGTACTGCAAATAGAATCTCTTATACAGTTTCTGGTGGTGCAATTACATTGACTACCCCACAAGCCATGGATTCTTCTGCGAACGTACAGTTTAATGCTCTTGGTATTGGAACTACTCCTCCTGCAGTTGCTGGTGGTTTAACTGTAAATACTTCACTTGGTGTTGGGACTTCAGCTTCTAGTAATGCTGGTGAAATTCGTGCCACGTATATAATTACTTCTTATTATTCAGATGAACGTCTGAAAGAAAATATCCAAACTATTGAAAATGCATTGGATAAAGTTAAATCAATTCGTGGTGTTACATATAATGCCAACGAATTAGCTGAATCTTTTGGTTATAAAAATAAAGAATCTCAAGTTGGGGTTCTTGCTGGTGATGTTGAGAAAGTTTTACCTGAAGCAGTTAAACCTGCACCATTTGATATTCTTCAACTCCAAGAAGGTGTAGAGATTTCTAGATCTGGAGAAAATTATAAGACTGTCCAATATGAAAAACTTGTTCCTCTCCTAATTCAAGCAGTTAAAGAATTGAGTGAAGAAGTCGACCGCTTGAAGAATAAATAAAAATAATCGGAGACAAAAATGGCAGTAGTATTACAATCAAATACAATTGATGGTTTAACAAGTTTAGCAGTATCAACTGCTTCAAATTTCACTGGAAATGCTTATGTTCCAACTAGAACGAATGGTGATAAATCCACAGTAATTGCAAACACATCATTTGTAGACTCAAATGCGACAAGACCTCATATCACTCAACTTGTGAGTGGTGGGTCTAACGGAATCTTCTTTATATCAGATGGTAAACTTTATGAGTGCCATGGGTCTTCAGGAACTTCCAATTATATTGGCGGTAGACATATTGCAGATACTGATTATGTATTTGGAATCTCTCGTACAACACAAGTTCCAATTCCTGATACAAGTCCAGTAATTAAAGCATTTGGTACTAAACACGCATTGGCTCTATGTGCCAACGGTAATTTATACACATGGGGATATAATGGATATGGACAACTTGGTTTAGGTGATACATCAAATAGAGTAAGACCAACTTTATCTGCCACTGGAGTTGTTGATTTTTATTATCATGAAACACAGGGTGGTGGTCATTACATGTATGATGCTAAGTCTATCATCAAGAAAACTGATGGATATCTTTACTCTTGTGGATATAATGGTTACGGACAATTAGGTTTGGGTAATACCAATGCTACATATAGTTGGACACAAATTACTGCTGCAGGAACTAATCCACTGTTTGTTGGTAATTTTGGTAATTCTTTTGGTAAGATCGTTGTTCAAAAATCAGATAAAACTATCTGGATGGCAGGATACAATGGTTATGGTACATTTGGTAATGGTGACACAACTGGTGCTGTTCCAACACTCACAAACGTAGATTCAAACTGGCGAGGTGGTAACACTAATCTATTAATTACTGGCATGGCTGGTGGCTCTGGTTATCAAGCCCCATCAGGAACATCTTATACTAATTTAGTATTACTATTAGATGATGGAATAAACACTTATGTAAAAACTGCAGGTGCCAATAACTGGTCTAGTCTTGGAACTGGTGATGCTACAAATAGATATACTGCATTTACAGTTACAATGCCAGCTGGCTCAGGTAGAATCACAAAAGTTGTTCAAAATCCTGATAGTGTTGGATCAGTATATGCATTATCAAATAATGGTAATCTATATGCATGGGGTTACAATGGATATGGGCAACTAGGTTTTGGTGATACTTCAGATAGAAATACTCCAACTCTGACTACTACTGGTGTCACAGACATGTATTACAGTGTTGCATATGGATATGGGCATTATCATACGCAACATATTAAAAAATCTGATGGATGGTATTGCGCTGGATATAATGGTAATGCTACGGCAGGTAATGGCGTCTCAAGTAGTAATGAAACCACTTGGGTTCGCACTCGGTTTCCATATACTTCTGATATTAAATTGTTTGGCAATATGTCAACTACTGGTAACACACGTCAAATGGTTGCAATATCAACCAACAATACTGTTTATGGTTGGGGATATAATTACCAATATGGTGTATACTACTGGAGACAAGGTTATGTCAATGCTCCTCAACAATTTGAAATTTTCCGTGGACAAGATTAAATGAAAAATAATAAACAAATCTGGAGAACACAATGGCAGTAGAACTGGGTTCAAATACAGTCACTGGGTTATACAGCCTACAGGTCTGGGGTTCAACATCATTAAGTGGTTATGCTTATGCGGTAACACCACCAGCTGGCGATTGGGTTGGTGGAAGAATTGCAACTACTGAATTTGTTGATACCACAGGGTCTCGCCCGAATATAGATTTTATTTCTGTGAACGGATTTAATTCAATGTTAATTCGTTCTGGTGGTAAATTATACGAAGCACATGGAACTTCTTCATATCCAAATTATACCAGTGGACGCAGTTCAACTGATGATTCTCTTGTAACTGGTTTTGAATATTTTTCTCAAGTTCCAATTCCTGATACAAGTCCAGTCACTGAGGCTTATTTACATGGTCCATTTGCTTCTGCTCTATGTGCCAATGGTAATTTGTATACATGGGGCTATAATGGTTACGGACAACTAGGTTTAGGTGATACGACAAATAGATCCTTCCCAACTTTAAGTAATACTAACGTAACCAAGATATATTGGCACAATACGCAGTCTCAGTATAGTTGTTATGAAACTAGAATGATCATCAAGAAAACTGATGGATATCTTTACAGTTGTGGATATAATGGTTATGGTCAACTAGGTGTTGGTGATACAACTAACAGAAGTTCATGGACTCAAATGACTGCTGCAGGCGCAAACCCACTTTATGTGGGTAATATTGGTAATACTTATGGTTCATTGGTTATTCAAAAATCAGATAAAACTATTTGGATGGCTGGATATAATGGATACGGACAATTAGGTACTGGTAACGGCACTAACTTAACTGTACTAACCAACGTAGACTCTGCATGGAGAGGTGGTAATACCAATCTATTAATTAGAAGTTGTCATGCTGGTATGGGATATTATACATCGAGTGGATCTTCACAATGCTCAATCGGATTATTTCTTGACGATGGCACAACTACCTATATTCGCATGGCTGGATCCAATAACTGGAATCAATTAGGTACTGGTGATGGTTCTGATAGAACTACACCATTTACTACTTGGACTGGAACTGGTTCCGCCAGAGTTGAAGAAGCTGCTTGGCAGGGTGATGTTGTTGGTGGTATGCATATTCGTACCACTGCTGGTAATCTTTATGGTTGGGGATATAGTGGATATGGACAAGTTGGTAATACCGATGGAGCAAGTTATGTGGTTTCTCCAACACTAACTGCCACTGGTTGTACTAAACTTTGGGGTGATCACTCTGAACATACATACGGACACTACCATACTTCATTTATGCAAAAGGCAGATGGTCTTTATTCCACTGGATATAATTCTTACGGAGAATTGGGTAAAGGATTCTCAGGAAATAGATGGGGTTGGGGTAAAGTCCAAATACCTCAAGCTGCACACGAATCAATTAAGTTTTTGGGGCAAAATTCTACCACTGGTTCTACTAGATGTTATGTTGCTGTCACAAATAATAACACGTTATACTCTTGGGGGTATAACGGACAATATATGGTATTTGGATGGAATGGTGGTACTGTTTGGGCTCCAAGTCAATTTGAACTAATGAGAGGCGATTAAATGGCTGTAATAATGCAAAGTAATACCCTAGATGGTATTGCAACTCTTACTGTTGGACCTGGATCTACGGAATTAAATGGTGTATCTTATGCACCAACTATGTCAGCTGGAAATAAAAGTGTTAATATTGCCACAACTGAATTTGTGGCTAAAACTGGCACACGTCCATCAATAGATTATGTTTCTACTGGAACATACAATAGTTTCTTTATTCTATCAAATGGTATAATATACGAGGCACATGGAACTGTATCTGCTGGAAATTATACAAATGGTTCGACTGATTCTGGTAATATGTTGGTCACTGGTGTTGATCGTGCAACTGCAATCCCTATTCCTAGTTCATCTCCAGTAATACAAATTGCTGGTGGCATGCAAGATTGGGCAGCTGCTTTATGTGCCAATGGTAATTTGTATACATGGGGTTATAATAGTAATGGTGGTTGCGGGCTTGGAAATACTTCTTACACAAATAACCCCACTCTTGCTGCAACTGGTGTAGCGCAAATTTATGAACATCCAACACAAGGTAATTATTCTATTGGTAATGCTCCACTTTATATTAGAAAAACTGATGGTTACATTTATGCCACAGGATATAATGGCTATGGACAACTAGGTGTTGGTGATACCACAAATAGATCCACATTTACTCAGATTCCTACAATTGGTGCAAATCCAACATTCTTCTCACCATTCGGTTCACATCTTGGTGGATTTGTTGCTCAACGTGCATCGGATAAAACTATTTGGGTAGCTGGATATAATGGTTATGGCCAACTTGGCACTACTGATACCAGCAATCGGTCAAGTCCAACAAATGTCACTGCACAGTGGAACAATACTGGAGATTCTACATATATACTTAGATCTGTTCATGGTGGGTTTGGTTATAGCACATCAAGCGCAGCTTCATACTGTTCATTAGCAATGCTTTTTGATAATGGAACAGGTACATTTATTAAATCATGTGGTGATAATAACTGGTCACAATTAGGTTCTGGTGGTACAAGTGCTACGTATACACCATATCTTCCTTGGGCTATTACTACTGGTTCTAATAGAGTTAAGAAGGTAATGTGGCAAGGCGACTGCGTTGGTGGATTTTTTATATTATTAGAAAATGGTAATTTGTATGGGCACGGATACAATGGTTACGGACAATTAGGTAACGGTAACGAAACTACACTTACTAGTCCAACATTAGTACAAACTGGTGTTATTGATTTACCAAGAGAACAAAACGAATACGCATACGGACACTACCACACTTCATTCTGTATTAAAGCAGATGGACTTTATGCATGTGGAATTAATAACTATGGTCAATGTGGTGTAGGTGATACTTCAAATAAGAATACTTGGACCAAAGTTAATGTTCCAGGAAATGTTACTGGAGCAAAAATTAAATTCCTTGGACAGACTTCTACAACTGGTTCTACAAGACAGTATGTATTAGTTACAACAGATAACACAATGTGGGTATGGGGTTATAATGGACAGTATTTCTGCTATCCATGGCATAGCGTAAGTTATGTTCCACCGACACAATTCGAATTAACAAGAGGAGATTAAAATGAGTGTTTTTATTAAAGTTCTTTCTGACGGACAGCACGTTACGTTGGGTGGACAGGTTGCCACAGAAGAAATGCTGGCAGATGGATGGTTTGAGTTTGATGGTGTAGTACCTCCTAGATCCAGAATGGATTGTCTTAGATACGACGCTGAAGCCAATACTTTAACTGAAGATTTAGAACAACGTAAAGAACTTGAACTTATTCAAATTCGTAAAAAACGTGATGAGGAAATTGCTAAGTCTGACTGGAGAGCTGCAAAAGCTGCAGAAACTTCTGTACCTTTATCAGCAGCTTGGGTAAATTATCGTCAAGCACTTCGTGATATTACAGTAGATTACGTGGCTGGAACAGAAATTGAATGGCCAGTTGCACCAGATTTCACTCCACCTCCACTGCCTCCAGGATGGGTTGAACCTACTGATAAAAAAGACTTAGAGATTCCACGTTAATAAATGCCTCTTCGGAGGCATTTTAGTTGCAGTCTCTGGTATTATAAATAAGAAGTATACAATTTATCGGATTCCAGAATGGCAACTATTAGTAATCTTTATGTGGACGCTGGAGCGACATACAGTAACATCATCACTGTAACTGCTTCTAATGGTCAGGCACTTAACTTGACCAGCTACACTGTGGCTTCTCAAATGAGGAAGTCATATTCATCCAGCACAGTTTATGCATTCACAGCGAGTGTTTACGATGCTGCGACTGGTAAAATCCGACTACAATTAACAAGTACTCAATCTGAAGCCATTCCTGCGGGGAGATGGTTGTATGATGTGGAGATCACTTCACCTTCTGGTACAAAAACCAGAGTGGTAGAGGGAATCGTTACAGTAAATCCTCAAATTACTCAAATATAACATGACAGATATTACAGCAGTCGTAACACCTGATGAGGCATTAACAGTTGCAGTGTCGGAGGGTACATATGTGCTCAACTCTTCAACTAATTTGGCTAATCCAGCCGTAGTAGAATCAGTTTCTAATATCGCAGATGTCGATACAACTACTAAAATTAATGGATCAGTCCTAGTATTTAA